ATGACAATGAAAATATAAAGACTATGACTCTTATCTTTAGTTTGTATCAAGTAAATAAATTATCAAATCAGTTTCAAAACGGTTTGTTCACACAGACATTAAGCCTGGTAAAGGTGAACGAAGCGGAAATGTTTACATCTGAGACTGGTGGTGTGAATTCTGCTTTTGATGAAGAAAATAACTATGCAATACCAGAGTTCACGGGCACAGGAAGCGGTACTGGTGATGATATTGTTAGTTCGGCAGAATCTGCTGAAGAGACAGATGAACAGATACACACTAGTTTTTGGGGACATTTCTATGAAATGATGGTCAACGCACGAGAAGAAGAGTTAGTAGAAATGGGAGAACAATTAGAAGAATACGCCGAACTAATTGTAACAGAGTCAGCCAAAAAAGATGCCCCGTTAATTAGTGTAGAAGGTCAAGCAGTCTGGAGAATGACAACGGCAGGCACATACATGAATCAATATAAAATCTTGAACAAAGCGTGCCAGTCTGGCATAGAAACAGCGTGTCAATCTATCATAACTTCTGAAAATAAAATATTATCAGATTTTGGATTGACTGTAGCAGATAAAGGAAAGTTGACCACTTCGATAACAATGAGCAACAACATAAACGCCTGGATTGCGGCTAATCCTGATAAAAATATTTCACAAGAAGAAGTAGCAATGTGGCAATTAACAGCAGGAATTCCATTAAATATCACAGGCCACGACCCAGTAGATATAGAACGAGCAGTAAGAGACTATACTGATACAAGAACTCCAACATATAAATTTAGTTCTTTGCCACTTGGAGCAACCCTAGATAATGAAATTTTAACTGAAGAAAGAACACTCAATGTGGGTGTTAATGACAAACATTATGATGCTAATGATGTGCCTAAGTGGTCGTTAGTGCCAAATCAAGAAGTGAAAATAAACGTTCCAGAGTCAGAGTATGTATGGACAAGAGAATCACATCTGTCACAAATTATGCATCCAAATTCAAACAACGACTGGAAAAATACTCATTGGTTTAAAAAGAAAGTTAGCACAATAACAGATGAGTCATGTGTCTGGGTAAATGGGAGATATGGTGTTAAGGATAGAAAACTTGATTGTACTGGAATTAAAGAAGAAACACTAATAGTAGATGAAGTAAATGCTATAAACTCGAAAATTGAACAAGTTGATGAAATTATAAAAAGTACACCACTATCTGCTGAAGACTTGGCAAGACAACAAGTGTGGACAAGTGATGCATATGAAATGCTAGAATCTGAGTTGGATAAAAATGAATTAGTTATTAATAATACAGAAAAGACTGTAATGCAGACTGCGATTGCGAGCCAGATAAATTCTTCTGTAATGTTAGATGCACTTTCTAATGACGATTATGAAACTGCCGCTGGGTTAGTTAGTGATATCAATGCTATCAATTCATCTGCAATAGACGGCAGTCATCGTAGTGATTTAACTGACGCAGTCCATGTTAAAAATAATCAAAGTAAATTAACAACGTTATCATCTGATGGAACTGTACTTAAAAATAATCTCGATAATGGATTTTATATGGATGGTGTATTAAGAGAAGCAGATAAAAAGAAATTAAAAATAATTGACGAAGAAATTACAATCGTGGCACTCAGTCAGCCTGCTGAAAGTATAACACATGTTGCTACTGTTATAACTGGCACAGGTGATGCGGCAGTTACAGAATATGTTCCAATAAAGAATCCAGTTACTCAAATTGCTGTAGAAGACCAACCAATCTTAATTAACACTCAAGGTCTTCCTCTTAGTACACTTGACGTTATACCACAAGGAAGTATAAAATCAAGATATGCCAATTCAGGAATTGCCTGGAATTATGCAATGGCTAATCCAGGTAAGGTTGCCCAATATAACGAGGCTCAAAATATATACAAACTAGTAACAAGTTATGATTATGGAGACAAAGTAATGGTAACTGATGACCTTGGTGATGAGATTGAAGTAAAAGATTATAATAATGTTGGAGCAATAACATACACTGATGCAAATGGAGACTCACAAACAATTAGTAATCCTAGCACATACTTTGGTATATATACAACTACATATGATGATATGAATCCAGCATATTCGAGAGACTATGATATTTTAAGAGGAAAGATTGCAGATTTGTTTCCAGATATAGAATCAGGACAAAAAAGCCAACTTATAAACGGTAAACTTCCTAGAGATAAAGATGGCAGACTTGAAATAACTATAACTGGCGATAGATTTTATATAGACACTACACCATAAAAGAGAATTTTTAATGACAAATCATTTACACGAAGTATTAACTAAACAAGCGGCAGCCAATGCGTCACCAGTCAGTGGAAAACTAAACAAAGGTATATTCAAGGCTATAGTTGTTACACAAAACAAAGCGGGTAAAAACTTTATTGACCCAACAGGCCAAGGAAGAGTTGCCGCATATATTCCTTCGTTGCCTGGTTCAAGTCCAGAAGAACCTTATATCTTTAAACACGCAAGTACTGGTTCTATATTTTCTGTACCAGATAAGCAAGGCACAACGATTCTTGTGTTTTTTGCTAATGAAGGTTCTGCCGGTGAGGGATTTTGGTTCGCCACTTCTGGAAATGTGGTAGATATTGTTAGTGGGGGTGTTAAAGGAAATCCAAAGATTGACGGCTCTGGTATGGGAGAAGGTATATTCACAGATATACCAGTAATGAAAGATTATGTTTTTGAAGAAGATGTTGAGACTGCCGCTGAAGAAATAAAGAACAGTGATAGAAATAAAATAATTGGCGACCAAGGAACATTCACTGATGACCTAAGGGGACATACAACTACAAATCCTCGTAGAGATGCTGGATATGTAAAGGACAGTAAACAAGTAACTCAACATTCTAAAGTTATGGGATTCAAAACATCAGGTGGCTCTGCTGTTTCGATAGATGACGGAAGTATTGCACCTGATGGTACTATTCATCCAGAGCAAATAAGAGTAACGACATCTTCGGGTGCTGGTATTATATTAGATGGCGGAAATGATTTCATTTACGTTGTTAATAGTTCTGGCACAGGTTGGATAGAAGTAGGAGCCAATGGCGAAGTTATGGTGTACGGAGAGGGGTCGATAAGTATGAGAACTGAGAAAGATTTTAATATTCGTGCAGACAAGAATATCAACCTCGAAGCAAAAGAAAATATTTACATACACAGTATTGAAGGTAATACAAAAATTAACTCAGACAAAGAGATACATTTGCGTAGCAAAGGTAATCAATTTTTACAGAGTGAAGCGGGAATGAATATCAATGTTGGAGTTAATTGTGTAGTAACTACTGGTGGACTCTTACATCTAAATGGTCCTCTTGCGCCTGAATCAGAACTCGTTCTAGTTGGCGAGATGGAAGATATGCAAGATTTAGAAAATACTAAAGTAACAAATACTATTGTATCGGGTATGCCAACACATGAACCTTATATTAGACTACATGCTAATGAATTATCTACGAGCAAGTTTGCGTCAGACTCTGCCATAGAATCTAAAAAGATATGGGCGCAAATTGAATCAGGCAACGCCAGTAAAGGATTTTAATATGATATACGACAAGAGAAAAGGTTCATTATTAAATTACATACAGTTGCCATTACACGTCATAACAGATACTGGTACATTTTTAGGAACAGGATACAACGAAAGTGGCAATCCCACATATACACTATCTCATGTAAAAGTGAACTTAGAAGATGTAAAAGATTTGACTTTTTCATCTAAAAGCAAGGACGCAATTAGATTAGATAATAAGCCAATACTCACCGTGAGCAACAATGTAGTTGGATATAATTATAAAATATCTGATACTGAAGTAAACTACAGATACATTACTGTTGCATCTACACGAGTAGACATTACGTCTAATAAGATAACAAAAGGAATGGCAGAGTTTATTTTAGATAAACAATTACGAAACATTGGTAACGTATTAGAGAGGTTCATTACAGTAAAAATATCACAACCACATTATGATGCTTTGTTATATCATTTCTTTAACGAAGGAACTTCAACTATAGAAAATAGTTCAATTATTAAACTAATAAATGCTAGTGATTGGTATTCAATAACAGACGAAATTCAAAAAGATATAAAGAAGAATGGCAAAGTAAATCAAAAAATAGCCACCCAAAAGATAACAACTGCAAAGATGTTTAGTTATGTACCTGGATTCTCTTAACGACTTGTTATAACTTTATCTGCTAATCCATAAGCAACAGTTTCTTCCGCTGACAAAAACTTGTCACGTTCCATCGCCTCAGTCAATTCATCAAATGTCTTTCCAGCAGAATTGTGATTTACATATATTTGTGTCAATCTTTCTTTCATTTTCATCATCTCATCAACTTGAATCTTCATATCAGTTGCTTGTCCGCCTGCACCACCACTAGGTTGATGAATCATTGTGCGACTATTTGGCAACACATGTCGTTTTCCTTTAGCACCAGCCTGAGCAAGTAATGAACCCATAGAACACGCTTGGCCCATCACAGTAGTTGCAACGTCAGACCCGATAAATTGCATCGTGTCGTATATTGCCATACCAGATGTTACTGCTCCACCAGGAGAGTTGATATAGAAGTGAATATCTTTATCTGGATTTTCTGCTTCTAAGAATAATAACTGGGCACAAATCAAATCTGCCTGATAATCATTGACTTCACTAGTCAAGAATATTACTCTTTCCTTTAATAAACGAGAGAAAATATCGTAACTACGTTCTCCATTTGCTGATTGGTCAACGACCATTGGTACTAGATTTGGCATGAATTGTTATCCTTATTGTGATTGTTACTGTTATTTATATACTATGATAACATTATTCTCTTCATTTGTCAATCTTTAACTACGAATATTAAGAGGAGATAAATACATTTATAAATAAACTACAGAGAAAATAAAGTTATGCCACTATTCACAGGTTTTAGTACCAAAAACACGATTGCCATAAATCACGAGTTAAATGACAAAGATTTAGTGATTGAAGACCTTATGAATCATATCATGACCCGAAAAGGCGAACGAGTGATGTTGCCTACCTACGGGTCAATTATTCATGATATGTTATTTGAGCCACTAACTGAGGAAACGACTGAGTTGATTGAAGAAGATTTAACAGATATTATAAATGATGACCCGAGATGCAAGTTCGTTAGTGTTGAAATCACGGACTCTGACCACACATTAAACGCTATGTTGAGACTTCAAATACTGCCAACACTTGAACCAGTAGAATTGAAGATAGATTTAGCAAAAGAATAACAGAGAGAATATTATGAGCCAAGAACGTACAGATAATTTATTCGCAAGTGAAAGTTGGACAGCAGTCTATACTGCATTCACTAACGTTAGTCTTAAGGCATATGACTTTGACACAATCAGAGAAGCCCTACTAACATACACTGCCCAAACTTATCCTGAAAAATTTAACGACTTTATTGCTAGTTCAGAATTCATTGCAGTTTTAGATTTAGTCGCATATCTAGGACACAGTTTAGCATTTAGACTAGACATGAATACTAGAGAGAACTTTATGGATACTGCTGAACGTAGAGCAAGTATTCTACAGATGGCTAAAACTCTAGGATATAATAAGACACGCCCAATCAACGCAAAGGGCTTTATGAAGATTTCAAGTGTCACAACTGACGAAGACGTATTAGACAACGAAGGTGTTAGTCTTGCTGGTAAAATTATTAATTGGAATGATAGCAACCATATAGATTGGTATGAAAACTTCATCAGTATTTTAAATTCTTCTTTTTCTGCTACTACTAAAATTCAAAATCCTACATCTAAGTTAACTATAGCAGAGGTAGACCACTCTTTATATGAAGTCAACGAAGACACGACTTCAAAAAATATAAACTATCCATTTACTTCTAACGTAGGTGGAAAATCTAGACAATTTGAAGCAGTTCGTGTAGTAATAAACGAGAACACTTCAAAAATTTATGAAGATGAACCAAATATAAACAACAAGTTTTCAATTATAAATCGAAATGATAATCTAGGCTCTGCTAGTGATAGAACTGGATTCTTTGTCTATGCAGTCGCTGGTGCATTATCTTTTGAAGATGAAAATTATACTACAACGCTTTCAAACAGAACACAATCAATCACAGATATTAATATATCAAACTCTGATGTATGGGTACAAAAATTAGATTCACAAAGAGCATATGTTTCAAGTGTAACGAAAGTAGACAATGATACACGTGAAACTGCAATATACAATGCTCTACGAACTGGCTCAGGAGATATTGTAAGTGTCAACTCGATTGAGAACAACAGAATTGAATTACATTATCCAGATGGTGTGTTTGGTAACGCCGCTACCGGTGGATATAGAACATGGTATAGAAAAGTAGACAATGAAAACTTTTCTGTAAATGCAGATGACATTACAAACGAAGTAATAACAATTCCATATACAGGAAGTGATAACAGAACATATAGAATAACTTTAACAATAACAAGTACTAGAGATTTTAGTGAAAACTACTCTGGAGAAACTTACGCAAGTATCCGCAGAACTGCTCCAAGAAGTTACTACTCACAAGACAGAATGGTCAACGCACAAGATTATAACGTATATCCGTTATCTCTTGGAACTAACGTTGTTAGAAAAGTCAAAGCAGTAAATACTTCTTTTGCAGGCAACTCTCGTTTTTATGAGATGGATGATGTTCTAGGACATCACTCAAACTTAAGTGTCACTGGGTCAGACGGTTCATTATTTGTCGAAGATGAAATAATAAAGATTCCACTAAGTTATAATAAACTACAAGGTAACAGTGACAACTTCATAAGAAATGAACTTACTAAAGCAATAAAACATCCAAGTTTTTTAAATTCCTTTTTTCACAAATATAAAGATGAATCAAGTATTACAGTGCCATTAGGAAAAAACTACACATGCGATACTAGTAATAGAATGAAAATTACAGCAACAACTATGGTTAAGGTTGTTAGTGAAGGTGATATTTTTGAATTATCCTCATTATCTGGAACTACTTGGGCAAAAGTAATAACAGTATTAGGAACTACTTACACGGTAAACAAAGCGATTCAAGAAAATGGAACTATTGTAAACGTAGTAAGAGGATTAAGAACTAAGTTTTTAGAGACTGAAGCAACATCAATAAAAACTAAAGTTGACAGTTCGACTGAGCAAACATTTACAATAAAATATGCATTAAAATCAGGCGAGACAGATATATGGGAGTGGCAATTACAGACAGTTGCAGGCACTCCATCCGAATGTCATGTAGTGTTTAACTACAGTTCTGGTATTAGAGATAATGAATCAGAATATGTAGCAACATTTACTGGTAAAAAAATAGCATTTGAAAGTCGAGACCAAGTTAAGTTTTTCTATGGCAACACTACAGATGTAATTGACAACGAAACTAATTTGTCAACGAGAGATGCAATATATCTAAACTACGAAACACCAGGTGCACCTTCAACTGCTTATGGCTCTGAAGTAGGAGATACAGTCACAGTAGGACAGGCTCCAATAACAAATTCAGCAGTATATAATACAGTTGGTGCATCTTTTGATGCAGTGTTCTTAAACACAGGAGCAAGAGAATCATATGAGTTCGTGAATGAGAATGGGTATGTTTCGGGTACAGCATATTCTCATTATTTAATATCACCAGATGGATTAGAATATCCATTACTACCAGCACACATAATTGCTCCAACTACTGTTGATGGTAAAATTATTGGCGATGCTACAGATTTAGGAAACGGCATAGACAAACTTCAGTTGAGAATTGATGACTTGTCAACAATAACGTCATTATCCAGTACTATAGGATTAGACAGTCCAGTCATAGCGACTTCAGAAACTAATACTTCTCTGACAAATGTTACTATAAATTTTGACGGTGAGCCTGGAGATATAAAAACTTTAGCAAACGCAGACAGTTCTTTTACAACTATCAGTACTAGTAATTTGACTTCACTTGGCTTTAAAGGAAAAATATCTTTAGATTATTTTAATACGGCAGCAACAAGTAGTAATTTTGTTTTTAGAGATAACTCAGACAGTGCAGAACAAAATGATATGGTAGTAACTTACGCATCAGGAACATCAGAATATACATTTGTGTTACCTTGGCAAACAGCATACCAAATTAATACACTGGATTCAGACATAGACTTTAAGCAATATGCTTATGGAGAATTTTCAATAGTAAGTGCAACAGCACTTACATCTAGTAATATAGTACTTAGAACTGACACTTTCGCATATATTGACCCAGACCACGTTACCGTTACAAATACAAGTGGCTCGACTTATAAGATTGTTTTCTGGACACATCCTATCACTGTTGGCGACCTAATTGACGTGTTTGTTGGTACGGCGGCAACATTAACTGATATTGCAGATTACTCAGTGAGAGTTAAAGCATCATTTGATTTAGCAATACAACAAAATACAACAACAGCAACATATAAATCTATATCATCATATGTGTATGATGATTATATAACAGCCGCTGGATATAAAGATAACACAAAAGTTAAATTGTTTGCATCAGATACTAATGACCATCCATATGCTGTTCTTGAAGCCACGGCAAATAAGAAAATAGTAATGGAAAGTTATATTGAAAACAACATATCATACACAAGAGCATCTAAGATTGCTGTCGCGGCCGCACAAGATTCTAGTGCAACTGACCCCGATGATTCAGTTCCAGCAACTGCTACGTTGTGGTTTAATACGACAAATAGTACATGGTATAAACGTATTGCAGGTATTTGGAATTCAAGTTTCACATGGGTTTCAGCACCAACAGGTGGAGATGATATAGTATATAACACGGTAACATATTCTGTAGAAGAGGGAATAACATTTGTTGAGGATGACTTTACAAGTTTCAGATGGGACCATTATGCTGATTTAAACAAACGAATAGACCCTAGCACAAGTAATATTATTGACATGTATGTGTTAAGTTCAGATTATGTGAGAAATGTAGAAAAATGGATAGCGAATAACTTTACAACAACTACTCCAGTGGCTCCTAATAACTTTGAGTTATCAAAAATAATGGACACTATAGAGCCAAAGACAGCCATTGCTGACCACATTGCTTACATTCCAGTAGAGTTCAAATATCTATTTGGTTCATATGCTGTAACAGAAAACCAAGCAGTATTTAAAGTTATTAAAAGATTAGGAGTAGGATACACTGATAGTGAAATAAAAACTGAAGTATCCAAAAAAGTAAATGAATACTTCGTAATTGATAATTGGGACTTTGGTGCTACATTCTACTTCTCAGAACTTGCGGCATACTTGCACAAGGAACTAGGAGATTATATTTCAAGTGTAGTAATTACACCAAAATATTCTTCAAATGAATTTACAAACTTATTAAGCATCTCATGTGCCTTAAACGAAGTGTTTATGGCAGTAACAACATCTAGTGATGTGAAAATAATTAAACAATTAGCACAATCTGAATTAGTAGGCGAATAATATGGCAAAGAAGATTTATGACTTTCTTCCGGGGCATCTAAAGAATAGCGAGTTAGAAACTATATTTGACACAACTCTTGACCGTGTCTTTTCTTCTGGTAAGATGGAGAAAACAAAAGCGTTTGTTGGTAGAAAAGAAAAGGGAATATTTAAAAGTAGTGATATATATCTTTCTTTTCCATCTACATCATACGCACGAGATAATTATGGTTTAGAACCTACATTCTCAAACAGAGACGCAACTGATAGTGTGTTCTATGATGACTTGTTGAATGCGTTATACAATAAAGGCGCACTGACAAACGACCACAGACGATTATTTAAAAGTACTTTAGAAACAGTTCAATTACCAATAGACTTAGACAAGTTTGTCAACTACAGTATGTACTACTGGATATCTCCTGGTTTTGACTCTAATTACACAGGCTCAACAGATAAACATTATGTAACAATAGACAAAGTTGCGGGTTCATGGTGGAGTTCTAATAACTCTTGGTATCATTATGATGATATCAAATCATTAATTACAGATTCAAACTTTAAACTAATATCACAAGCATTGCGACCTATTATTGAATTTGACCAAGCCATCGAGTTAAGTACAACATCAACCGCAGTGACTGTTTCTGGAGAGATACCAACATTCAAGTCATACGATTCAAGCAACGTATATTTAAAAGATGTAAACATATTTCATTATGTAACAGATGCCAATTACGCAACAGACACAGAATTGGGATTTACCCCCAAACTAAAGGCTGGTGATTATCAAAGTGAGTTTGTATTTAAAATAGACTTGGCTGAAACATCAACATACAAGTATAATACAGATTATAAAAAGTTGATGATAACGTCAACGTTTGACTATAGAAATCTAAGACAAGAAATAGGAGATAAAGTTACAGTTTCAGAAATTGAACTACTACAACAACCAAAGAGTTTCAACGCAATAGATTTATATGTAGATGGATATAAGCAAATAGGAAACTATGTATACAATAGTACTACAAAGAAAATCACATTAACCGCTGAAGTAACCGGAAACATATATGTAGATTACTGCACAGACACTCCAGTGGTTTTTGATGGACAAACAGTATTTCAAAGACTTAATCCTGCTGTTGAGTATAATGTAGACAACACAACATATTATGACACTGAGATGACCTATTCTCTTGTTTACGAACACAGTGTTCGTATAATTGAAACAGTGTCGGGATTAACAGGAAGTGCGAACGCCACCAACAACTATAGAACAACAGGAAATCAGACTGAGAAACTACGATTTGCAGACAAGGGCAGTATCCTTATTCGAAATTCGATAGACATTAAAGAGGCATACTTTGCATTAACACGAGAAGATTATAATCCTATTAAAGCAACAGAATTTTTATCTGGTGCATATAATGGGTATAAAAACAAGTTACTCACAACGATTCTTTCTATACTAGAATCAAGTTCTAGTGAAAGTAAATCCGATTTACAAATATTAGAGGAAGCAATTAATACTATCTCTTTGGGCAAACATAAGAGTGTAAGCATTTTTAGAGACAGCACTATGTTGAACTTTGGTGAGAATAATGCTCACTATCAGGCACTTGATGTCACAGTTATAAACGGTGCAACTGAACAAGTTATGCCAACATTTATAAACTCAATATTACATGACAAAGATATAGTTATAATACTGAACAACGTTATTCAACGTCTAAATGTAGACTATACATTGTCTTCTGGTGCAACAGAAATAAACTTTACAACAGCAAGAGCAACAAGTGATACAATAACCGTTAGACATTATGCTAACATAAAAGAAACTTATATACCGCCGAGTGCAACATCATTGGGAATTGCTCCAGCGTACCAACCAAAAATAGTCACAGATTCGGAATATAGTCCGTCAGTGTCATTTATTAGTGGGCACGATGGTTCAATAGTTCCGGGATATGGAACAAGAACTGATGACATACTTCTTGCGTTTGAAACTTTAATATTTAATAATTTGACAGACAACACAAATTCTAAGATTGACAGCATGAATTATGGATTATATAATAGTGCATCTGCTGAATATTCAAATGCTGAAAAGAAATATATTATGTATCCATTCTTTAAGAAATGGATGATGCGTAACAATATTGATAATTTAAATAATGATGATTATGATGCTGCCGATTACAAGACCTGGAATTACAGAGCAAAAGACGAGAACACAAGCGGTCATTGGAGAGGACAGTTAATCCATGCTTATGGCACAGACAGACCTCTACAAGAACCTTGGAAAGCAATAAAACTTTCACAAAAACCTGCAGGATTTGATACAAAATATGGCACTGTAAATTACTCATCAACATATTGGTGGGGCAATTTTATATCGCAAGAGTCATTGTCTATTCCTAATCCAGTTGATGCTTCGGGAAATCTAAAAACACCTGAATCTTTATTTTTTGGCAACTCAATAACTTCAGCCGAGATTGCATTAATGGACCAAGCATGGGAATTTGGAGATAATTCGCCAGTTGAACTTGCGTGGACTCGCAGTAGTGAGTTTGTCTTTGCTGAATTTTTACTAATGTTGCTGACAAAGCCATTCAAGGTCATGTATGATTATCGCACTGAAATGAAAAAGATTATTGCTTATTCAAATAAGAATGAAGGAATAGATACTGATTTAGTAACAGCAGACAAAGAAAATTACTCATTCAAGTTAGGTTCAAAGTTAGGGGGATTTGTTAATAACTTTACGTTACAAACAGAAAATAACTCATTATCAAACAGTAGATTTACTGACTTACCAGCAGATAATTTTGACCTATTTGTTCATGCTGGTGTACCAAATAGAAGTGAATTCTTTAGTGCTATCGTATTAGAAAAGATATCGTTAGATGTAAAACATCCAACTTATGATTTTGCAGACTTATCAACTTACGTAAAAGGCGATATTGTTCTGAACTTAAACGATGGTAAATATTATAAAAGAAAAGTAACATCATTGACCCCAAACGAGTCTGGCGCAGTAGTCACTTTTGACTATAGTGGGTGGACATTAGTATCACAACCAAAGACTAGTAAGTTTGGTTTTAAAGTACACGGGTATGATGAGATTAATCCAACCTTCTATGCTATGGGTTGGGACAAAGCAAGTGGAGAAAAAGCGTTCTCGACTTCTGGCGACAAACTTACATTAAAACAATGGCAACCTGGCGAATATTATAGATTAGATTCGTATATATTATGGAATGATACTCCTTATGTTTGTCTTACAAATCACACAGCAACTACATTATTTGATGACAACATAAAAGACTGGAAGCCAGTGACAGAATGGCCTAGAGTAAATAAAGTTCAAGCACTTGGTTATAAAGAATTAGTAGATGATACCGTAAAGAATTATAACTACGGAGACGTATTAGAAACAGTAGATGCTGTCGCTCATCTGATATTAGGATATCAACACTATCTTAAGTTAGTGGGATGGAAATTCACAGATGCTGACGAGTTTGGAAATGTAATAGATTGGGAAAATTTATTATACAAATTCTTAGAATGGCAATCAGAGATACATGAAATCGGTGATTTCATCACTCTTACTCCAATATTAACTGGTGGTAGTTTCGATGCAACCTATGGTGTTGCAAGTGTAGCCACCGAAACATTCAAAAACTATTATCGTATAATAGATTCAGCAGGCAGACTTATACCAAATTCTGAAGTTGAGTTCCGTACAGATGGTTCTAAATTAGCATTCAAAAGCACTGTTCCTATTTACGGAATGAAAATGGATATCAGAGATATCGAACACGCATTTGTCGTTGACAGAACTGATAGTTATGGGGATATCATATACGACCCACATTCACATACTAGAAATCTTAGAATGCAAATAGATTGCAATAGAACTATCGATTGGGATGGGACTATGGCAGTTGACGGTTATATAGTAAACAACAATCAATTAATACCAAACTTTGATACAATGATTGAAGAAACTCGTCATTATCGAAATACTTTAGTTGACCAGGGATTATCAGTTATTAATAAATTGAAATCGAATCATTACGGATATACTACAAGAGCATATTTAACAAATCATGGTGTTGAAAGAGAATCACAATTAGAATTTTATAAAGGATTCTTATCTCACAAAGGAACTAATTCTAGTATTAACAAAATTGTTAATAACAATAGTAACTTTGAGAATATAACACATGCTGATGTTTGGGCAGTTAAACTAAGTGACTATGGGCACGAGTCATCTAAGTTTACAATGACAAAAGATATTGCTGTATCAGATATGATTAAAAACCCATACTTAGTAGATTATGCAGACCCAACTAGACAACTTTTAGAGGTGCCTACCAAAGAGTGTATGATTAGAACAACGGGGTATGTCAACGAAGCAGATGTAAACTACGTCACGTCAACATATGAATCATTGACCGATTTGACTGACATCACATTATACGAGGGAGATATTTCTTGGATACAATCTGACACAAGTAGAGATTGGGATGTTGTACGACTAAGTGAAGTAGCAGAAATAAGTTATGTTGGAGAAACATCAGACAACCAATTATATATTGGAACTGCAAGTGCAATTGAGTCTACATTTACTAATAAACCAATTTATTTAAAAATTTCTGCTGATGAAATAAATCCAACAATAGCAGGATATTATCTGCTGGCGGCTAACGGAACAAAAACTGTAAGCGGAAGCACAATACATGAGTATCTAGTATTTGAAGAAGACTTTGAACCATTAATCATTGAGATAGATTCTACAACCTCGAACAGTGTGTTTGTACCAACTAACACGGATTCGGGTGTAGAAGCGATTGGTTCGGTAAGTAATCCTGTTTTTACAGTGGGGGACGAAATTGCAATTGACGGCACAACATTTACTTATGCACCGTCTGGAACTACTAGTACTGGTATAACAATACTTGGTACTGTTGCGAACACAATTGTATCTGAGGGAGAACAAGCAAGATTTGTTGTTTATAATGACGCTGGACTAGTTGAAAATGGAACAAACACAACAGTCACATTCTCTGGAACTGTTGCAAAAACAACAGGTGCCTTTAGTGCAAATCAAGGTGACCAAATAACAATTGACGGTACATCATTGACTGTTGATTATAGTTCAACTGATAGTATATCACAGACTACAACAGCAACAAGAAGTTCAACATTGACTTCAGGAAATACTATTATTATTGATGGAGTTACAAAAACAGTAGCAGATTTATCAGTTACTGGCACAGTTTCTTCACCAGTTATGTCTTCTACAAAGCCAATAACTATTAATGGTGATACAATTACATTAACAAGTGGTGATGATTTAGCGGCAATTATAGTTGCAATTAACAGCGGAACTGGTAGTGTTGTAGCAAGTGATTCATCGGGCAATTTAGTTCTTACGACTTCAGTTTCACAACTAACTATGACTGGTGGCTCATTAATAGACTTGGGACTGTCAACTACAAACTCATACACAAATTCAAAACTAGATAACTTAGCAACAGATTTAGATACAATAACTAATATTACTGCCACGGTTGATTCTAATAATCGCATGACGATAGCAAGTTCTGGAACCACAATGGTTATTTCTGGAACAGCATTAAATGAATTAGGAATTTCTGCAGGCACATATCAATCGAATTCTAATCCAACACAATCAAGTGTTGTTACACAGATAAACGCACTATCTATTTTAGGCATCACTGCCGAAGTAGTAACGGGTACAATA